ACCCATCCCCAATATGAACCTTGAGGTTGGTCTGCTAATGAAAATGTATCAATATTTAAAATAGTAGAAGTTGAAGAATAAGCAGCAGGAACTGGTTCAGCACCATAAGGACTTGATCCATAAGTACGTGTAGGTGCATTATATGGCCCTTCCATATGATTGGATTGAGCTACTCTAAACCTAATACTAGGATCTATTGAAGAACTAGTGAGAGGTAAAATTCCAACAGGTCTTGTTGTTCCTGTAACAGTTTCTCCAACCTGGAATACTCCAGAAGACATTGAAATTTCTAATAATTTAGGAACACAATATTTTGTTATATCAACTCCATCCAAGAATGCATGTAATTCAGTAGATGGTTTAACTCGTTTTGCAACAAATTGAACATTACGAGATCTCATAAATCCGACAAGATCTCTACTTACAATTCTATCTCCTTGAGAAGTTTGATCGAATTGTTCAGTTACTAATCTTCGAGTTCCTGTTCGACTTTGCCGTGTCACAGTTCTTTCTTCTCGAACGACTCCATTAACAAATTGTCTTTCCCACCATCCTTGTCCTCCTCTCAGTTCGGTATTCCATCTGACTGCTCCGATGAAACCTCCTCCTGCCAGGGTCGTTCTAGTTTCTGTTCTTCCTGTCCAATTAGTTTCCCATGCATCCCAAACAACAGATCCAAATCCAGTTTGAGGATTTCCACCAAACTGTTGGGTAAATTCTGCAACAGTTTCGGCAAAATCACCTTCAACATTAATAATATTTGCTTCTAATCTTCTGGTATCAAGCCAGTTATCAGATGCTGGTGTAAGATCAAGAGTTCCCTCCCAGAAGGATACTATAAAAGGTGTTACAGACTCAGTTCTGGTTCCAAATGTTTGCTGTAACCATTCAACTTCATTATAATTAAGGGTTATTACATCCCCTGTTCTTTTAATATTAGTTCCTTGAGGATTAATAAATCTTTTATCTGAATTAGAATTTATTCCTTCTACTGGTCCTAATTCCAAATCAACAGAAGTGGTATAATGATTTGGTCTTAAAGTTTGAGTAGATAAATCAATACTATTTTTATATCCTATAAGAGTTGATTGTGCCAAGAAAGTAGTAAAATTATCAACAAAAAATCCAGCTTTAAATCTATTAAATCCTGTAGAATCAGGAATAAATAAACTTGCAGTATTTGCTTCTAATAAAGAAAGAGATGTATAATATTCTAAAGATTGTATTCTCTTATCAAGTCGATTAATATCCGACATTGTATATCTCTTATAATCCAAGAAATTTATAGAAGCATCATTAACACTATAGAGATAAGGAGGTAATGATGCAGTCGCAATCTTTAATGCATCATCTACAATTACTGGTTCTCTTGGATCCTCAGAGGGAGTACCATATTTTACTTGGAAATTTCCATTTTTTGTTACATAAATGGTATCAATTCTTCCTAGATAATAAGAAAAATCAGTTAATATTGTTTCATCAGATGCTAAAATATTTGCAGCAGAATTTCCAGCTGCATTAAATTCCCTTCCATAAAATTCCAAAGGAGATCTTACGTCTGTAGTTACAACATAATCAGAAACTCTTGGTCTAATATCAATTAAATCCGTATTTCGGATACCATTTACTGTTGGAATTTCCGTAGTATAATTAAAGGTATCATAAGAATTTTTAGTTGTAATATCCCCATCATCAGTTGACTGGTAATAACCATTTGCAAAATATATTTTTAATTGTTTAGAAGGTTCTTTAGAATCTGCTTTTCTTTGAATAGAAGGATATCCATAGAAAGATGGATTTTGACCATTTTCAGAAGTAAAGTTAGAAGATATATTAGAACTTGTATGATCTATAGTAACTGCTAATCCTTCAATTTTAGATTCTTCAAAAGAAACACTCTCACCCTCTTTAAAATTAACATCATTTTGGTTAATAATAGCAATTTTACTATCTGAAATAATTTCAGCAACAATTGCACATGCATTAGTGGTTTTTCCTTTTATTATTTCACCTACTACTAAATCAGAAGTTTTTCCAGTAGAACCCGAAAGTGCAGATAAAACTATTGTGGGAGCTGATGCTTCAGATGTATTAACTGATTCAAAAATGCCATGTACGTTTATCAAATCAGCAACATTTAAAGATATATCCAAATCTTGTACTCGTGTACCATAGGGATAATTACCATAAGTCAATCCATCATTTATTGTTGTAGATCCTATTCCTGATGCAGAAAGAGTGGATTTATCTACCACAATACTATTAACTCTATTTCTAATCTTTTCTTTTGCCTTAGGTTTTTGTTTTTTTAGTGTTGTTATAAGAGTTGCATCATCTATACCAGCACTTAAACCTTGAATTTGCAATCTAGTAGAACCAGAAGTTATTTTAACTTTATCTTCAGTTAAAACCTCTGTAGTTCCATCACCTTTTATTAAGGTATACCTTTCTGGTTTAAATGGTAAGAATGTTTCATTTGTACCAGCTGTAACCTGCTCCGACAGTTGATTTCCTGTTACAAGTACGCTTTGAGTTTTTCTTATTCTTATAGTTCCGTCAGTTAAATCAACATTAGAAATATTTGGATTTGGTAGTATTGTATAATATGAATTATCATCGGAATCTTGTAAATCTGTACCAACAAGAGTTAAATCAGAAACCTGAGTAGTAACTGCAGGTAATTTACCATCCGCTACACCAGTAACAGTATTAACACCAGTTACAATAACATGAGTCGTACCCACACTAACGACAGATGCCATAATTGGTTCATTATATGCACTTGTCTCAGCAGGACTAAACTTAAGAATATTTCCAACTTTGATATCACCAGGGAATAATGGATTAGTGCTTCTTATTGAACTAATCGTACCACTGGGATATCCAGAAAGACCAGAATCCCATGCAGTTGGTGAAAGGGTTGCAATACCAATAGAAACACTATCAGTTTGAATAGCATCTGCAGAAAAAGTTTGTGCAGCACCAACTGTATTCATGCTCGGTCCATTAGTATTACCAAATACTGATTTAACATCAGAAATACCAAAAGAAGTTACTGCAATAGCAATTCTTGTGTTTTCTACACCATCAATTACAAAATTCTCATTCTTTATAAATTCTCCTTCTACTTCATATAAAGATAATGCAGTACTACTTGTTACAGCATCTTTTAAAAATGCAGTAGCTCCACTATGCTTTCCTTTAATATGAGTAGGAACAGTTAATGTTATATTTTCGTTTAAAGTAATTTCAGTAACTGTTTGCACATCATATAATTTTAAATCCCACTCATTAGTTGCCGACAGTTCTCTACTATAAGATCCAGAATTTAAATCAGCATCATATACTCTTGCCACACCGATTTCTTTACCTGCTGGCAATGTAGCAGCAGTTCCTACTCTTTTATCCCTTAAACTCACAACATAAGTATTACCAATACCAATTTGAGGAGATCCATAAACATTATTTAATTTTAAAGTAGCTCCTGTATTAAACTCAAGTGCCTGATCTTCTAAAGTTTTTGTGCTTCTTGGTTTGGGAGCATCCACATAGGTTGCACTGATTGTCTCTATATCATATCCTTTAACAAATGCTCTACCTGGAGAAATTTGATACAATCCAAGATTTTTAGAAGGTGATTCACCACTAGGAGTTGATTGATTTACATTAAATATTCCATTATTACCTTGATAATTATTTAAAGACTCTTTTAACTTTACTCCAAAAGGTTTGACATAATAATCTCCCAATTCTGCATATGATCTTCTTGCAATTTCATCAGCAAGAATATTATACTCTGTTTTTTCTTTTTTACTCTTTACTACTCCACTCTCAATTCTTGCCAATTCGATAAAATTATTATCATCAAAATCATCTAATGATTTCTTAATTAAAGAAGTAGTTATTTTAAGTCTGTCAGCTCCAGGAGCAGAATAATTAGTAAATCCCCTTGCATTATCATTCAATTGAGGATTTATGTCAGCATTAATTATTTCTTCATTAATAAACAGTCCTACTCTATAATCTGGAGTAGATGAATATTGTTCAAGGATAATAGTTTGATTACTTACATTAACAAATTGGCCTCTTGCAAAATATATTCCCTCAGATATAGAAAATGCTGATCCTGCAGAAGTAGCATTAGTTACTAATGTAGCAGCTAAAGGTTCCCCTGCTGCAATTGTAGTATTAGCAGATATAACATCCCTATCAACACTTAATAATTCATCATCTAAAAATTTAGATGTAGTATTATCACTAGAACCAGATCCAATATATTTTACATACAGAGTAGCATTTCCTCTTTCAGAATTTCTTGGAGTTAAAATTTTATCTACAACTGCAGTTACACCTGAAGTCAATCCAGTAATCTGTCTTCCATTTAATTGATTAATATAATCTGTTACAGGAATTCCTAGATATACATTTTCAAGTTCAACCGCCTCATAGGGAGATGTATATGTAGTATTACCAGGTATTACTTTAGCACCTTCTTTAAAAAAATGATCGCCAAATTTTTCAATCTGATTTTGTAAGATTGATTGGAGATTATTTAACTCCCTCGCTTGAACGGGGTAAGCAGGTTTGAATAATACTTTATAATAGTCATTACTTGCATTAAAATCGTCAAAGTAGGGTGCTACATTTAGATTGGTTTCCTGTGACATAATTCTTTAGAATTGCAAAATGACTTTGATATCTTCTTTTTGGTTAGTAGACCTTGTAATTGAAGGTCTATTGTCAACGTAGATAATATTACCAGAATATTTTCTTACTTCTGGATTAGCCACTCCCTTTGTGAATGACTGTCCAAGGTAATACGTCTTACTATTTATTACAGTAGATACACCTGTAAATGAACTATGAATTGCTAAAGTTGCAGATCCACCTAGAATATCTAAAGATCCACCAGAAACAATATTAGAAGTAAATCTATCTAATTGGAATCCATATTCAGGACTGGTATTCTGAGTACCGTTAGTATTAAATCCAGCAGTATTTCTATCCTGCCAATATTTTAAAACTTGAGTTGTTTGATCATATGAAATAACTCTTCCAACAGCAGTGGATCCTAATCCAACAGTTTGAGTAACAAAATCATCTGCAGTAAAAGTAGCCGTACTTGCACCAGCACCAGCGAGTTTTAATGCATATACAGCACTTGCTTTATCAATTTCTAAATTAGAACTGGTTCCATAAGATTTTGGATTTTGAACAATTCCAACACGAGCAAATTCATTTCCCGTTATAAAATCAGGATTTTCTGTATCATTTTCAATTCTTGAATATATAAGAGCATTTTTTGCTCCCAATTCACGATATATATCAGCACCATGCCCACCTTCAGGGGGAATTATAACATTAAAGACAGGAGCTGTACTTCCTGCAGGTACTCCACCTGCTATCACATCTAAAGTACCAAAACTATATCCCGCACCACCTTTGGAAACAGTTACTGATTCAACTTTAGATGCACTATTAATAACAACAGTTGCTTCAGCACCAGTTCCATCACCTTTAACGGGAACTTTTGTATAAGTTTGATTAGCAGTTCCGAGTCCAACACCTCTATTCGTAATAGTAATAATTTTTAATTGTCCACTAGTAGCTGCATTATTTCTTACTGCTGCATCAGGTGCATTGGTTGCCCAATTCTTAGGAACAGGCATAAAGTTTGTAGAATCAAATTTTGTAATAGTACCAGGTTTAATAGTATAAAGATATTTCCAAATATAACCATCTCCACTAGTACCAGCCGCTCTTGGTTCTAGATCAGTAAAAGTTGGTTCATCTAATGATGCCTTTCCTTCAGGATTATCAGGATCAGTTCCATTCTGAAGACAAATATAAACTCTATAATCAGAATTCATCACAAAATAATTTGCATCATATAAACTTATTGCATTCGATGGTTTAGATGGATTTTCTGCTTGAATATCATTTCTATACATATCATAAGTAATACCCGATGTCCAAGTATTTTTATCAACTACTTGTTGAATATCAGATGTTGTTACTTTTTTCAAAGCAATCATTGTATCCCAGTATTCATTCTCTTGATTAAAAGAATCTCTAGGATTTGGAGGAGTAGTATTCCAATCGGATTCAACTTGAGTTGCATTAGGTAAACCAATCCATGTATAATATGAATTAGTAGTTGAAGCTACACTAGCAACAAAATCTTTAGTATTCAATATACGAAGTTGATCCGTTATAATTGCGGCCATTTTGACAATTTTTTAGTTATTTATTAATATTGTTAAGCATAATCTTTAGATTTCAAAGGTGCTACTCTAGTAACTAAAGCAGATGTAGAAAGTCCTGTAAATCCTTTATCCGTATATGCAGTAAATGCTTCGGGATTGATTCTAGAACCTAATGTTATTTTACCCCATGAGAAATTACCATAGAATTCACTCACTCCCATTCCAGATAAGGAATTGAAATTAGAAACACTAGTTGTTACTCTCGCAACATAAGTATTGGCAATACCAGGAGTAGAAGTTTCTGCAACCGAAACGGCAGCCACTTCATACACATTATCTATAAAGGTAGTTCCTATACCTAATACAGATCCATTTTGATATATAGATGTCAAACCATTTCCAATATTACTATTAGAAACTGTAAAGTAATATCCAGTTTGAATACCACTTATAGTAACAGCAGTACCTGTGATAGTAGCATCCCTTAAGAATGAGTTAGTAGGAATGTATAGATCAAATACAACCCCTGTAGATGCAACACCAACCGTAGTTGTAGAGATTCCAACAATCTCTCCAAAATCACCCTCATAAGAAGAAGAATCATTAATTTCTTGTGTTA